CCGGCATAGTCTTACTAACAACCATTGAATCCAGAGCGCTTTGCTCTGAAAATGTTGTAATTTCATGAGAAATTGTTGGCCCCTCTGAAGTATGTACAACTGAGGCAGGGGCCGGACCTGAGTTTGATGCTGGTGTCATAGTCGTAATGAATAATAATAAGATACATGTGTTCATTAGCACACATAAATGTGAGAATTCTCAATCCTCATTTTAAACAAAAATTGGGCAGCACTACCTGTTGAGAAAAGGCAAGATCACACCCAAAATAACATAAAAATAATATACATATTCATAAATAGTCTGTCAAACGCTTTAGTGTATAGAATAGTTTAAAGTAATCCCTTATGAAACACATTCTTCAGAGACCTGTACGATTTGGGAATATATCGCACGCCTCTCTTACTACAACCTTCAACAAATAGCTTTGAGTACTCCTCATATAATTCCTTCGAATGAAGAAATATCTCTCGATGTGCACTCTCAACGTTAGCTATTGTTGACTCTTCATCATCTACACTTTCTTTAATCCAATTAGTGGTCTCTAATAAACCTTCTAGAGGCATTATTCCCACTACTTTACGTAATTCAGGATTGTAATGAAATTTGCGCTTACAAAAATCGACATCCTGAATATCGCGAATTGGATAAAAATTTGAAGATTTATTGGCTGGTGTATATGTCATACCAAAGTGTACAGAAAATACTGGACCCAAGGTTAGACCATTATACCATCCAACAATATCATCGGATACACACATCAAAGAATCGTCACCATATGTAGCCAAATTTAACTTCTCATCAAAAAGTTGATTGTCCACTTGGTGCTCTTCTCCTAATAGAAGGAAAGCATACCTATGAATTAATTCATTTGCATGTCCATTGATGTGTACTGTGGCAAAGTTCCCACTACTATTCGCTTTAGTTAGCGAATAAAAGATCTTTCCTATAATATGAGGTGGACCTAAGAACGTTGGGATAATATTCCTACGTATTCTCTGGTCCCTATCAAAATTAGGTAAGTCTTTTCCGTGGAACGCATACCACTGCATTGCACATTCAAAGTATGAGCGTATCAATACTCCCATGATAGAATCATCGAAAGCACTAAAATCGCCATCATTAAAATTATGCAAAGCTTCCTCGGCAGTTCTCCCTCGAGTCATGTATTTATGAAATTCATGAAATTCAGGACCGTTGGAAGCTATTCCAACTTTCGAACAAAGATGATCCTTATTAGCCGTTAAAAAGGCATTATATCCTCCAAAATATTTACGACAAATAAACAAATGTTTTTGATTACCTGCAGAAAATAGTCTAGTTTTTCCGGCTTTGACCTTTTCAATGGGTCTCTTCTCATCTTTTAAACAAGATGTGAATGGATAGAAAGGGATCTTTCCATTCAACAAAAGCTTCTCATCAATTTCGATTTCATTTAGAAATTTCTTAGTGATAAGAATGTTTCCATCTTCGGTTTGACCAAACCAATCCAACTTTCCCGCAGCCTTACGTGATTTAACGTATGGATAACCTGGTGAAGTATGAATGTTTATTGCATTCAAATGATTAGTACCTTTAAAACCATTAACAGTTTCATAATTACTTAAAGTACGTGCATAATCAAAAGTAG